TTGAGTTGATAGAGTGTCTTTATGATAACGACCAGCGGAATAGTAATAACCTATTCCCAGGGGCGGTTTTCTAGACATAAGATTGAAGGGTGGCGCTTTTCTCGGGTCATAGTCACCTGTCCTTTTTATGCAGTACTTTGTTGTGTAGTGTATTGATTCTGTACCTGCTTGTTTTACCACTACTTGACCCATACCCCAGATTTTTTCGATGTCTTCTGCGATTTCTGGGTGTATGTTAAATACGATCAAGTGGTAGTGTGGCCTGGATGTCTTTTCTCCGTATTCGCCTGTAGCGTAATAACGGATTGCATATTTATTGTACCAGGTATTTTTGAGCAGGTTCGAGTTGATTAGATAGTCCTGCTTAGCGCGCATACGTTTGATGAAGTCCTGAACGTCCTTTTTATAGAGTGTCGGAAATGCTTCCTGGTCGAGTATACTCTGTCCATAATTATTAATTAGGTGAGCTAATCTCGCAGTAGGATGATCTTCGATCTTTATTGGTAGCTGTTCATCATTGTATGTGAGAGTTATGAAATAACCGGAGTAGGCTAGTTTTAATTCCTGTTCGAGTCTGAATGTCCAATCGTTTCTAATATTGCTCAGACACGGGTAACACCGCCGACAAGCGACGGTAACCCGATCCTGAGCACCTTTGCCGTTAATTCTTGGCAACGATATTGGTGAGTCGCACCTCATTTTTTTAAAGCCTGATTCCACCGCGTGAAACTGTATAACGACGTGATGTCTTACGTCTTGATCTGCTTCTTGATCTGCTCCGGTAGCTTCCTGTTGATCTTCTTCTTCGTGTTGATTTTCTTCGTCTCATGATTAAATTGTATTTGTAGTTGTTCGGGGAATATTCCCCAATGAATTTTTAGTATGTCCATTATCTAGGTATTGAGTTTTGTCTGGGTGGCTGAGAGTCGAACCACATATCTTTAAAGTCGTTCCAATATTGGTTACGTTTATCTTTGTTTTGTAGCCACCATCTTAGTAGAGCGTTGTCTCCTTTAGTTACACCTTGTTTGAGTAAGTTTAGTTCTTGCTGTTTTAGAGCTTTGGCAGTTATTGAGTAGTCTGCCTGGGCATTAGTGCGGGCTAATTCTGATTCTAATTTCTGCCTGGCGATTTTTGCATTCTCCTGTGAGATGATTGAATTTGCTTTAGCTTCTGATACTTTGAATTTTTCTTGTAGCATTTTTGATAACCTGATCTGAACTTCGTAGTCCATTGTTCCAGACAGTAGATTGTTTTTTAGTACCTGGTTATCTGTTTGAGTTTTTACGTTGTCTATCTGTGCATTTTTCATATCAACGTCCTGATATTGAGAGATCATTGCAGGTAGATTGTGTCCGAATTTGTAGTTGTAGTCCTGGCGGACATTTTGATATTTTGGTAATTGACTTGAAGTGTTACCTGTTGATTTTCCTGATCCGTAGATCATGTTTGGATTGAGTCCGGCTTTTTTAAGCCTTTGCATTTGTGCTTGTGGAGTGTTGTATTCGTTGCCTCTGTTCCACATCTCCAGGTCTTTATTATAAGCGTATTCTGCTTGTTCTTTATTTGCCTGGATTGTCTTGTCTGTATTTTCTCTGGATAGTTTTCTTTCGTAGTGTCCTTGAATGAAATTTAGGCCTGATGATATTGGTTCGAATATTCCCATTTTTTTATGTTTTTCGTTCTGTAAATATATGTATTTTCTGTCACTACGGTATACTTATCTCAAGTAAGAGCGTATACCATGTTTTTTCCTTCCCGGCCTGGTGGCTCCCGGGCCTGATTTTTTTTGCGTGTTTTTATTCGATTTTTGTATCTCATTTTGTGAGTTTTTGTGTTTGCTTCAGCTATGAACAAATACAGAGTCTTTTTTATTCCTTAGTCGCGACTTCGTCGCGTGGCTTCGCGTCTTCCTTCGTCATGTGCTCTGCTAGCTCCTTGGTCGCTTCCTCGTTCTTCAAAGACTCTACGGATTCCGATTTCTTCTTAGCTTCTGCTTTTTGCTGTTTTGCTTCTTTTATTGATAGTTCGACTTCTTCTTTATGAATTTTTTCCTCGATGTGTGTGAAGTCTGAGCCAGGAGTCCTTACAGTTACATCCTGGTCTAGTGTTGGATTTTCATCATATTGTCCGATTTCTTTTATTCCCAGGTCAAGACCGTGTGTGAATTTTTCCAGGAGTTCCTGGATAGTGTAGGATTGATCCGGTATGGTTTGTGAAACACCTGTCGGGATTTCTTTATCGGATTTTTTGTATTGATATTTATAAGGAGTGCGGAAATTGATTCTCTGCTCCTTTTTGGTCTTTTTATTTTTTTCCATTTTTTGATAATTGTTAATGTGAATAGTTGTAGAACAAGAGAGTGTGAGAGTGAAGATTAAGATTAGTGGGGCGCGGGCATGGCTCGAGTACGGTCGCTTCGCGAACCTCTCGCCATTGCGCGCCCCACTTTTAAGATTAGAGTGTGGGAGTGTTGAAGAAAGGCAGTGGCCTGATAGCTTTAACACTGTTGTAAATTTGTACATATAGTTTGTGGACTTCTTCATCATCTACATTGAAGATTCGTTGAGTTGGATCGCTTGTTACGAAAGCTTCGTTAAGAACCGGCCGTGATTCGAAGATTCTACCCATGTGCCAATAATATAGAGAGTCGCGGAAATCACCGTGAACGGTGGATTGTTTGTACTTGTATTCCGCGTAGCGTGATTGATATCCGAAGGTATCTGAGATGTTTGGGTTCTGCCAATCGTGATACACTTCGCGTGATAGGATTTCTTGCTCGCCAAGCTGAGCGAACTCTGGCCAGGCGTATTTGAATTTATCTTCGCGTGACCACATCCGCTCCAGGCCATTTTGATAGGTCGTCCTGGGAAGAACCGACATTATTCCGATTACGTGGCCGTGTTCCTCAAAACGCTTTTTAAAGCGATTAGAGCGCCCAACGCTGATCCCGTGACCACTCATGTTACCCTGGGGGCTTGGGGGGAGATTCTCGTGCGGTAATTCGCCATCTACGACCGTTGCTGATGTTTGCAGTACCTCTGAAATAGTAATTGGCTGGCGACCGCCACCGAGATACTCTGGCCGTTGGAGCCTGGCATCCGATGATATTACTCCCCAATGGTGGAGTAGTTGCTCCAGGTAGCGGTAACCACCGCGGGCATTTTTTTCCAGCCATTCCTGGAGTCTTACAGATTTACGGAGTTCATTTATTGATACGGTTACTCCTTCTTCTTCCAGGGAGTCGAGATATAGGTCTCCGATTGCCGGAGTATGGAGTCCCGATCCTGTTCCGTTAGATTCGAGTGGCTGTGTTGATCCGATCAGAGAGTCGTCAGTTGCCTTGCGTACAAGTGAAGGCTTTCTGTAATTGAAGTCTACAGGAGTACCGACTTCACCGCCACGTTGCGCCCAGGGCATAGCTGATGTGAAATAGTCTTTTTCCCAGGCGCGTTTACGGAGTGTCATTAGCTCGAATTGAGCTTCCTGTGTGTTCGGATCCACTTTTGAGAAGGGAACAGGGTTCGACAAGTTAGGATCTCGGTAGTATTCGTTGTATATCTCCTGGTAAGCGCGGAAAGGGAGTTCATTAAGATTTATTCCCTGGGTGATTGGTGTGTCATCCGCAACGGGAATACCGAAATAGTCCGCTAGCGATCCCTTTTTGAGATAGTTCTGGAAACCTGCATTCGCTCCGATTATAGGTGGTACTGTTTGATCGTCACCATCCTGGCCACCGCCGATGAAGTTTTCCCAACCTTGCCAGATGATCCGGTTAGGAACGAAGAAATAGTGAGTATATACGTTGACTCTGTGCATGACCGGCGCCAACATTGGCGCGAGCCTCATAAGCACTTCGCTGGAAACCTGGAATTTGTCCCCTGGCAATACTTCTTGTAGCATAATAGGGACTAAATCTCCCATATTCATTGACAGTTTTTTCTCGTGAGATAGGTCGAAAGCTGATTTTTTAGGTCTGCGAGCCTGTACCTGGTTAAATTGATTTCTCATAATTTTTCGTTTTTTGATTTAATTGTTTGGAGTTTCTCATAGCGAATCTCCTTAGCTATTTTTTCGGCAGAAGGGAAGGCAACTGATTTCCAGTATGCTTCTACCTGTTTTTCTTCTGCCATTTCTTTGAATATTGATTGTTCATAATCGCTGAAAATACGCGATTTATAGAAAGCGGGCATATTCACTTTTTTACCGTGAATGTTTACAGCCTGTGTTGATAGAGTGTCTTTGTGATAGCGACCA